GGTAGTGGTTCAGTTACTGGTAGTAATGATAAAAGCACACAGTTTTATGGATTTAAAATAATAGAATAACAACACAACAATGAGGATAATAACATGGCACAACTAAGTACAAAAATAAAATTATACGCAGCAGCAAATGGTGTTGCTAGTGTTGATTTTACATCTGATGTTATGTTGCAAGATGATGGATCTGGTATTTATATCAAGGAATGGAATTTAAATGGTGTATCTAAACCTATTGATGCACAATTAGACGCATTATCTTCCCAAGCGACAACTTTAGAAGCTAACAATCAAGTTATTCAAACAAGAATAAATTTATATGGCACAACAACCGAACAGTTGGAATACATTGTAGAAAATGGTGTTGATGCTTTTGTTACAAAACAAAATCAAATTAAATTGGATAACCCTAAAGGAAGTGAATAATGGCAAGTGAAATAAAAGTAAATACAATAAAAGACTTAGGTGGCAATACTATTGTTACAAGCAATGGCTCTGGAACTATAAGTGGATTACCAGCTTCTGCTATTTCCTCTGGTACTGTAGCTACAGCTAGACTTGGCTCTGGTACTGCTTCTAGTTCAACTTTTCTTGCTGGAGATCAAAGTTACAAAACTGTTTCTGGTACTACAATTAATAATAATGCTAACAACAAAGTAATTACAGGTAGTGGTACAGCTAATACTTTAGAAGGCGAAGCCAATCTTACTTATAATGGAACTATATTAGGAGTTGGAGCAAGTGCCGATTTAGGTACAGGAGTTCATATTAAAAGAGGAGATAGTGGAGCTACAGCAAATGGAAATGCTGACCAATTAATTCTTGAAAATGCTGATGCCACAAATTCTGGAAATACTGGAATGAGTTTTTTAGGCTCTGGTAATCAACGAATATGTTTTGGTGATGCTGCTGATGATGATGTTGGAAGAATTATGTATAGTCAGGGTTCTAATTACATGAATTTTAAAACTAATGCTACTGAAGCTGTACGCATTCATTCAAATCAAGTTGTATCTGCCGTTGCAGGAATTGCTCTTGGAGTAGGAACTGCAAACACAGCTTCTAATGTATTAGATGATTATGAAGAAGGTACATTTACTCCAGTTTTAGGTGGAGGAGGTGGAACAAGTAATCAATCTTATGGTTTGCAAGGCGGTAATTATGTTAAAATAGGAAACAGAGTTTTTATTGATGCTAACGCAAGTTTAAGTGCCAAAGGAACAATTACTGGAGGTTTACAAATACAGGGATTACCATTTACATGTAAGGCTGGTAGTGCCGCTTATAGAGCATCAGCTTCTCATTCTTATATTTTTAAATGGAGTTTAAGTTCTGGAGAAACTATGATTAATAGTACCATAAATGAGAATATTGCTCACATTAATGTAGGCGAATCTGATGTTACTGGTAATGAGGCATGGTCACAATTAACAACAACACAAGTAAATAATGCTAGTGAATTATTTACATCAATAAACTACAGAGTCGCATAAAAAAGGAGTAAAAAATGGCAATAACTAAAACAACAGAAATAGGAAAAATGGAAATAGTAACTGAATTTAAACACATTCAAGTTAGAACAGATACAGTTTTAAAAGAAGATGGTGTTGAGCTTTCTCGTACTTTTCATCGTCATGTTGTAACACCAGATATTTCATCAGATAATTTAGCTAAAGAAGATGCACAAGTGCAAGGAATAGCTAATGCAATTTGGACAGATGAAATTAAAACAGCATGGCAAACTAAATTAGATTCACAAGGATAACGCATAATGGATTGTAAATGTAAAGGGAGCTGTGTTTGTGGTAAATGAATATAGAACTGTCTGTAAAAAATATTGTAATCTTTATAGGAATTATTAGTGCTGGGATTGGTAATGTTTTCTTTGTCGGAAAATTATTCTCGGACTTTGAATTACTCAAAACCGAAATTCAAGCTATTAAAAATTCTCAAAATATTCTCGAAATTAAAAATTTAATTTTAGAAAATCAATTTAAAATAAAATCACTTCGTTTTGAAATTGATGGCTCTCATGTAGACACTAAAAGCAATAGAAAAAATGTTCAAAATAATTAATTTAAAGGATAAATAATGGAAATAATTTTAGCAATGTATGCAATTAGTATTCTTGGTGGCATAATAATCTTAACTGTACAAAGCTAATGTTAAAATATTTTGCTTCAATACCTATAGTCTTAACACTTCTAGCTTCTTTGTATGGAGCTATTAACTATACAAGTAAACTAACAAATCAAATTGATGCAAGTACCAACACTATTGCTTTATTAAAATTAGAAATAAATAATTTAGAAAAACGAGTTTATGGAGATATAGATAATATACACAATACCTTTAATGATAAGACTAACAGAAACTCTAAAAATTATATTGATGCAAGAGAAGAACTTGTTCGTGAGATGGCAGAAATGTCAACTTGGGTGGGTAGATTAGAAGGTATACTTTATGCTTTAAGAGATGGCTCATATAAGATGTCCTCTCAAGCAGAAGTACAAGCACTAGAAGAATTAGTAAGAAACAATAGTGATGCTGTAAGACAATTTAAGTATGACATTAAAGAAATTGAAAGAGTTGCTTCAGGTGGCTATTAGTGAAAACATTATTTTTTATTTTAAGTTTTATACTTATAGTTTCTGTTGTTACAGATGCTAAAGCTAAAAATGAATATTTAGGTAGTAGTAGAAGTAGTTGTGAACGAGGCTCTGTAGAATTATATACAGAATTTAGAAATAGTGATGGTCAAAGTATGACTGATTATAATACCAGCTCAAGTAGTGATTATAAAAATTATAATGATAATGTAAATGGAACAGTAGGTGTTAGGTTTAGATGGGCATTACAATCTACTTGTAATAAAAAAACTATAAAATTACTTCAACAAAACGATAGACTTCGCCAAGAGCTAGAAATGCTTTCTAACTGTGCTAAATTAAAAGAACTTGAATTAGGTGAAGAATTTGCGACTGTGCGAAAAATGTGCAAGGGTGTAAACAAAGTTAAAAAAACTAAAGTAGAAAAGAAAACAAAGAAATTAAAAAATAAAATAATAAACAAAGAAAATTAAATGAAAACAGATCAAATTGGAAGTTTATTAATGAACGATATATCAGCATTAAACCTAATAATATTATTGGTTATCCTCACTATTTTATGGAAAAAAAAATGAGTGATTGGGATAAAGAAAAAATAATGATTGCAGAATTAAAATCAGATGTTAGTTACATTCGTGAAGATTTACAGATTATGCAAAAACAAATTAGAGATTTAAATACGACATCAAATATGGGACTTGGTGGATTAAAAGTAGCACTATTTATCGGAGGAATTTTAGGAGCAATCTATACATTTTTAAAAATAATGGATTAGCCATCTTTACAAAAGGAACTCTATGAATACTAAAAGATTGCTTATTTTAAGCGATACACATTTTCCATATCAACATCCAAATTATTTTGAATGGATAAAAAAAATAAAAGATAAGATTAATCCAACTAGAGTTATACATATTGGAGATTTAGTAGATTTCCATAGCATTTCGTTTCATCCACATAGTCCAGAACTACCAAACATTAAGTTTGAAATTAAAGATGCTATTAAGTGCATCAAGAAATTAAGAAAACTATTCCCTGTTCCAATAAATTTGCTTTGGGGAAATCACGATATTCGTATTCAACGACTTGCAGAAAAATCAGCTATACCAGAGGCTTTTCTTAAAGATATTAATGATATTTTAGAGATAGATAAAAAATGGAAATGGACTTGGCACAATAAAGTAATTTTAGATTTACCTAATAAAACAAAAGTTTTTTTTACACATCATTTTAAATCTAATGTTATTGCTAGTGCTAAAGAATTAGGCATGAGTTATGTGGCAGGACACCAGCATACTTTGAGCCAATTAACTCTTATATCCTCTCCTTTAGCTTTAAATTTTGCTATGTGTGTAGGTAGTTCTATAAATCCTAAACATGAAGCATTTAAATATGCAAAAAACTTTATCAAAAGACCAATAATTAGTGTAGGAGCAATAATAAATAATCAGCCAGTTATTTACGCAATGCCATTAGATAATAATGGTGAATGGACAGGTGCTATATGATGACAAAAGATCCTTTAGTTCAAAAAGTAATTGATCGCATGGCAGATAGAAGTGAATCTGGTATTAAAAAATTTGGTAATACAATGGATCAAGCAAACAAAAGTCTTGAAGAGTGGATTTTAGATACTCAAGAGGAACTAATGGATGCTTGTTTATATTTAGAAAAATTAAAAGAAGATTTAAGGAAGAGAAAAGATTTATGGATTTTACAGAACTCAAAGAAAAAATAAAAGAACATGAAGGTTACAGAGATAAAGTCTATTTAGATTCTCTTGGAAAAAAAACTATTGGTTATGGACACCTGGTAACTGCAACAGATAAATTTAAAGAAGATAAAAGATACTCCATAGCAGAATTAAGACGAGTTTTTGAATACGATTTTAAGAGAGCTTTGGATGGAGCAGGAAGAATTACTGATTTTGACAATTTACACCCTAAAGCACAGGAAGTTGTGATTGAATGTTGTTTTGTTCTTGGAGCTAAGGGATTTTCCTTGTTTAAACGCACCATAGAGCATCTTAACGCAGGTCGGTGGACTGATGCTTCAGAAGAAT